AAAATTAACTTATTATAATGGTTGTAAGAAATATAAATTTAATTTTGAAGATAAAAGTTATAATTTTAGAAAATTTTTAGAGGAAAATGATGTTATTGTTGATAGAAATAATGATTGTATAGCTTATAAAAATAAAACAATTAAGGTGCTAATACCAAAAACTACAACATTATTTCAAAATTATTATTATAAGACAGGTATAAATGTTCAAAAACATGTACCAAATATAAACAAATGGAACATTAATGATAGTATTGATTTGTCAACTTCAGATGATGTTGAAAAAATATTAAATTGGTTTGATACAGAGAATGATTTAAAATATAAAGATGATAATTATTTTGATTATTATGATACTTTTGATCAGGCTGATTCAAAAATTCTAAAGGAAAACATGACAAATGAATATCTTTTTTTCTTTAAAAAATTAAAAAGGACAAACACTTACTTTTTTTTTAAAAAAAACACATGATATAAGTCAACAGCTATTACATTTCTCATTATTAAACTTAAAAGAAGGTACTTTCTCTTTTTTTAATTGTGGAATACCTAATTTTTTAATAATTGTTGCAGGGTGTTATAATTGGTTATTTTCTGAAAATGGTAAACCTTTTATGTGTTGTATTATCACAAAAACACCAGAAATTTACACAAATAAAATTTATGGGAAAACATATGTTGATGATTTGGGTGATGGTAGATTTTTGGTTACAACAAATTGGAGAAGATTACCAACCTTTAAAATAACACATTTGAAAGATATTTATTATTCAGTGTTATCAACAACAATGAATAGTATGATGTCTTGTAATAATGATTTAAGCGTAAATATACCAGGTAAATATCAACGTATTTTTGCTATTAGGACTTTATTTTCTGTTTGTACAAATCAAAGAATTGCAGAAATTTTGATGGATAATAGATATGCTTATATGTCTGCATTTGCTACACACACGAATATAAATAAATTATTAATAGAAAAATTTGGACCATCATATAGTTGTGTTTTAGAAGTATGGGTTATAAAAAGAATTTTTGAAAAATTAAAAATGGTATATTTGGCAGCAACATCAAATAATATTCAGATAAAAAGGCCTGAAGTTATATTAGGAAAAATGCAAAGAGAAACAATTGGTGGAGATATATGTATACCATCAATTTGGACAAATTATGAATTAAGGGATATACAGGAATTATTAGATGAAGCATTTATATATGTTTTAACAATAAAAGAACCATCAAATATTTTTCATGAACAAATAAATGCTGTAAAAACAATAATTGAATTTCAAGATCAGTTTGATAATTTGCCAAAAAAATTCCAAACAGGTAATATTTATACAGAAAAAGACATTAGGGAATATTTACTATGGGATACAAAAATTGGGTTTTGTGCAGGATTAATAAAGAAATCAGTGACACATACTATTGAGATGGAAAAACCAAATTATAAAAAAATTATACATGATATTGCTGATGAACCATTAAGTGAAATTATAAGTACAAAAGCTGTTATTGCTGATTTAGAGAGGGAAGTTGTACAAGATCAGGAACCGACAAAAAGAATGATTGCTAAAAAAATAAGTAAAATACAGGAATATACAGGTAGGGACATAACAATAGTTGAAAAAAATGAATTATCTAATTACTATTTAAAAACAAATTCAACATATTATGGTGAAAGAAAACCTAGGCAAAAAGTCATTGAAACTGTATTGGATTATATTGAAAAAGATGATAAACTTGAAAATACAACTGATCTTGCAGAATATTTTATTCAAGTAGAAAAAGGTAAAATGATAGCTGATATTTGTATAAAAGCACAATATGGTTCAAAGAGAGAATTTTATGTTATAAATATTGGTGCAAAAGCTCTTGCAAGGTGTACAGAAAATTTTTTTAAAAAAATATCGGAAAATAGTCCTAATGAAGCTATATCTATTGCTGGTGATAAAAAAATATTAGAAATGCAAAGAATGCTTGACACAATATTTTCACATAACAAACTGTCAGAAAATACAAAATTAAAATTTGTAAATGGTGATTGTACAAAATGGTCAGCTGCTGAAACATTGGGTTCTTTTATTTCATTAATACAAGCATTAAGGCCTAAAATTACAGATAATATGTATCAATTATTATTAGCAACATTTAATGTTTGGAGTGACAAATATATACAAATTCCAATGGATATTTATAATAAGGTTGTACCACCAACAGATAAAAAATATAAAAACTTAATAGAAAGATTAAAATTTATGGACACAAAATTATTCAAAAATAAGAGTATGGTACATAGTACTCAAAACTTTTTACAAGGTATGTTTAATTATGCATCTTCTTATAAAGCAGTTTGTTGTACTAATTATACATATAGAATTTGGAAAAAAATTTATCCAGATAGTCCATTAGTAATTGAACATATGGAACATTCTGATGATTATGTTTTAATTGTTTTGTATGAGGATGAAGATGAGTTTGAGAAATTTAGAGTGTTACAGAAGATAATGATGAGATTACATGGTTATAATGATAGTGATAGGAAAACAAATTGTCAATCATTCTTTATGGAATTTGTTTCACAATTATCTTTTAATGGTGTAATGTTATATCCACAGATAAAAAAAAAGTAAAGAAATAAACACTAATTTACCTTGTTTGGGTTATAAAATTGATATGGATGCAGCTATGTCAAGGGTTGGTGAATGTATGAGGGTTGGTTGTAATCAAAGTTTCCTATATTTTTTTCAAAGATTACATTCAATTTGTTTAGCAAATACTTATTCAATCTTACCTGGAATGTATAATAATTTAAATGAGACATTTATGGAATTATTAAACAAACCAGTAGAAGCATATGGTATACCTGATATGTTGCCAATATTCAGTTTATTTTGTAAAGGTTATGGTAATAATTATAGGTTATATAATTATGGTGATGAGAAAGTAAAAGATTTTATTACATTTTTATATTATAAAGCAATGGATACATTAAATAAGGAAGATTATATGGCAGAGAATGTTGATTATTCATATAGTCTTTTCAATCCAAAATATTTTTATGAAACTAATGATAAGAGTATTCGTAAATTACAACAAAAAATAAAATGGTCACCAAAAGAAATGATTGAATTTTGGCATGATCATGTTTCTTATAGATTTTTAAAACCAAAAACTAGAGTTGATTTAATACAATGGACAAAATCTATGTTTTTTAATAAAAATTTTTTAGAAGCATATACAAAATCAAATCGTACAAAAATGACAATGAGGTTATCATATTTTGTTAAAAATAAAATGTTAAAAACATATATAAAAGCAGAGGAATATTTTCAGGAGAAGAAAGAAGAAAATAGTATATCTAATTTATATAGTATTAAGGAATTGAAGAACTTGTTGATAAATGAATTTGATACATTTGATAAAGTAGATTTTTTTAATAAAGTACAAAAGACGTATAAGGATTATTTATATAAGAAATTAAACAATAATGATGTTATATTAGATAAATATGAAGAGAAAAAATTATTAGAATTAAGTACGGAAGTAAGTGATATAGAAAAATTTATAAATATACAAATAAATAAAATTACAACAAAATGTGACCCTACATATTCTGCTATATATACAATTTTACCATGTTTAAAATTTCACAGTGTTCAGGTTAAAGAAAGGAGAACAATGCAAATTGCAACAAAGACACCACCTAAGATAACTTCTATTTTTTTAACAAATTCACCGGAAGTTTTACTACAATATATTTATAATAAAGATGATTTTTTGAAAGATAATAGGAGAATCGTTTCTCAATATTCTTTAGATAGAGATATTGATACGGTTAAAAATAGAATACCATTATATGTTTTAGAATCAAAAAATACAATGGATGTATTATCTGTTTATAATGATTTGTGTATTTCTAAAGAAAAACCAATAGTTATGATGGGTTATGACAGAACTACAAAACAATTGGTGCATATGATTGAAGATATATATACTTACAATTTATATCCTCAAAAAAAATGTACAGTAGTTTATCATGATCTTTTAACAGTTATTGATCCTTTTACAGGAAAAACTTTATATACTAGAGGACATAAATTAACAACTGATACTAGTGTTCAATCTATTGAAAATTGTTGTTTATTATATGTTTATATGAGATTAAAAATGAATTATAGTATTAGTCAAATAAGATATGTTTTTGATAAATTAAGATTTAAAATCAAAACAAACCCTATAGAATTTATAACTTTCAGGGAATTAGTATCAAAATTTTCACCAACATTCATACAACAATTTGAAATTGATATTTCAACACAAAAAATGATTGCCTATTTAGGTGCAATTATTTTGGGAAATAATACATTAATAACTCATTTAGTAAATAATATTTATAATTTTAGTTATAAATATGTGGAAAGAAGTACTCATACTGGTCAAAAATATGAAGGAAATACAAATGGTACATTTACACATAATAGGCAAACAAATAAATTTTTATTTACACCGAAACAAAAACAACCATTTCTAATATTTCCACAATTTAGAAAAAAATATTTAAATTTACATTATAATATTGTTAAGAAACTATGTGGTTTTTTGTCAGAGTATGAATTTGAATTAAATATGTATAAAGATCCACAAATTGAGAATATGAAATTTTCATTTGTTGATAATAAAACTGCATTTGATTTTTTTAAGAAAGAAAAAATAACAACATTATATAAAAAAATAGATGGC